ATGAAAATCAGCGTACAACTCCTACAAGGCTTTGAATTTGAGAAGTACTTCTGATTTGTGATTGCGTGTTCCCTGATTTTCATCACATAAAGATCACAGCCTTTCAACTTAGACAAATCGCCAATCTTCTTAATACAGTTCTTCTCAGCATGAATCGTAGACCACTTTCCGTAGCCACATCCGCATCGCGCAGATGTGCCATAATCATTCGACGCCATCGAAATGATCTTCCCCCTAAGAACAAGCATCGCGTAATGAAATCGCTGCGATCTATGTCTCTGTCGCATCCGTGTAATGTTAGGGTCGTCCATAAACGACTCTAACAGAGCATAATGGCGCTCATTGATGGGTTGCATGTTGTTATGTTATTAATATACCCAGCGCTTTTCAATTTTTGTTTGCGGTTTCACCAGTGGCATGTTATATTCTGTGTAGACAGCTTTCCAGTAAATATGATTTTCATAGGGCGTACGAGGATAGATCTGTGACTCTGTAGAGATTCGCCTATTCGTGTAAAGACGACGCGAACTGTATCTGTAATCAATCGACTCCAAATAAAATGGACTCGGCAGAGTATCAAGAAAATTTGAGATGTCATTGTCACAGACGACAACATCGTACCACCACTCGCTCTTCTTTCCACTTACACAGTCATAGACCGATGTATTCGAATAATGTTTTACCAGATGATTTAAGTATCTATCATTCTGTCTATTCACAGTTATACTGTGATGTAGGGGATAAATTACACGGATAGTGAAACAGACCATTTCTATATATAGATTTTAGGTATTTTGTGTCAATTTTTATAAATCATATATAGTAATGGACCCCCATATTATACTCTCACTCTTTCATATTTTTGTAGTTGTTCCCTTTTTACTCTACATTGCCTTGAATCGCGGAAATGTTCCGTATTGGATCTATACGGTAACCCTTGTTCTTGGCGTTTTTATTCTTGTCTATCACGGCTACAAGGCTTGGGTTCGTATTCAGGTCCAGTCTCCCAGTCTCTGGATTAATTTAATTCACGTATTCCTAGTCGCGCCACTTCTGATTTATGTAGGAGCTAACGAAAAAAATACTCCAAGACCGGCGTATGAACTTTTAGCCATGTCTGGATTTGCTGCTCTCGGCTATCATTTGTACAATCTAGTCCTCAGTGTCAACTCAATCCAAGATGTTACAAAATAGTACGCAGCAACTCATGAGGTGACTGATTCTTCTCTACAAGGCAATGCGCCAAATGATAAATAAAGGACGCCCTATTCTTAAACTTAACTGAACAAAGCTTACAACTTGACTCCTTTGAGTCTTTTACAGTAAGTTCGTTCTTCTGAATTGTATCTCCACAATGATTTCGCAAGAAGTGAGGAATTCTATTTCCTTTCGTCTTGGATTCGTGACCACAACCATTTACAGGACATGTAAATACTTCACGTTTTTCCTGTTCCTGAGCCTTCGTCGGATGCTGATCGAGCATATGCTGCTTTAAATTTAATTCATGGGTATATTCCTTATTACAATGGCGACAAGTGAAAGGACCTTCGTGTGTCTTCATGTGATAGTGCATTGTGCTCTGACGAGCAGTAAATGTACCATCGGCGTTCTCCTTTTTGGGAACGACCTTGTCGCAGTGGGGACAGATAAGATCTCCATTGTCATTGTAATGATATTCAAACATTGTGTAGCTATTTACTTTATTAGCGCCGGAAAATTCAATTTTTTGTTTGAGGTTTTAAAGAGGCTTGACTATACTATATTAATGTCTCTTACTATCTTGACGCTTGCGCTAGGCAAGGATTATTGTCGGAATTTGGACAAGGCTCTGAAATCGAAGGTCGATTATGCTGAAAAGCATGGATACACCTATATCCAGGGCGACGAGACTTTCTGGGATCGCGACCGTCCTATCTCATGGTCAAAGGTACCTTTCCTCCTTCATCATTTGGAGAAGCTACCCGAAAATGCAATTGTCTGGTTAAGTGATGCCGATGTCTATATCACAAATAAGTCAATTAAGTTTGAGGATCATGTACTCTCAATCTTCAAGGACAATAAGCAAATGCTGATGACATTTGATGCCTGCGGTCATGTAAATGCTGGAAACATTGTCATGAGAAATACGGCGTGGATTCGGAATTTCTGGCGGCGTGTTTATCAGCAGACTGATGTAATTTATCATATCTGGTGGGAGAATGCCGGCATTGATAAGCTCATGAACACGGATTCCGAGGTCAAAGACGCAATTCAGGTGACCAATGAGCACAAGCGTTTTAATGCGTATCTGATGGGCTTCGAAAAGGAACCCAAGTGGGAACATGGCGATCTTCTCGTTCATTTTGCTGGAGTCTATGACTCGGGTAAAATGAAGGATTTGATGGATCGAATTGATAATGGCGAGACGCCCAGACTTTCCATGTACTAATTTATTTTCTCTAGTTTTACTATAAGTAAAATGGTCTCCACTCGCAAGAATCGTAAGAATAATATGATGGGCGGCGCGATGGTAACTACGGGCTCCAAGAGCCAGGTTTGGCACGGAACGGCGAAGCACACCTCCGGTGGACTGACCAAGGGCGACCTCATGAAGACCAAGAAGGGGCGTATTGTTAGCAAGAAGAAGCACGCGGCGGGCTTGAAGGCTATCAAGAAGTTGTTCGCGAAGGGCTACAAGCCGAAGAAGGGCACTTTCAAGTTAATGCGCAAGTAATCAACGATAACGACGCAAGGAGTTTCAAGTTGATGCGCCAATCACTTCGCAGACGCAATACGATCCGCTAAATCATGTAAAAACATAGATGTTTCCATAGGATTCCATAATTCCTCTGGCGGTTGTCCGTCCATCGTATCAAACCAATACAGTGAACCTGCCCTTTCCGTTTCGTCAATGGTTGACCAAACGAGAGATGCTTTCGCTGTTTTTAATTCAGGTAAAATACTCCGCAGATTCATTGATCTGAGTTTATTCTGTCCAACGCGCGACAATAACATTTCTTCAATCTGCTGCGAATTCATATCATGTGGAAAAAAGATGACATTCCATGGTTGCACTGGTACATGGGATCTTGATCCAAGTCCAATGACCGTGGTACTTGTATCACTTAACTTCTGAAAGATTTGCTGGGACATTTCATCGCCTATCCAGACAACGTGAATTGGCTTCGTTGCGTTTGTTATATATGTCAGCGCTAGACGTAAATCTTGCTGGTCCTTCAGTTTAAATATAGCGTCCCAAGCAAATTTCTGAAAGGATTTCGGGAAGGCGTGATGAGAATCAATTATACAGACCGTACGTCCTCTTCCTAGACTTTCAGTTACAGAAAGATTCAGGCGACGAAGAGCTAACGAGTCATCTCCAACAATCCATACCTTTTTTCCTCGAATAGAGCTTTCAAAGCCCTCAAGGTGGATGACATCAGACATTCTATTTAGAAAAATTGCTTAATGAATCAGAACAAACCGCGAAGGCTTGTCGTGTGTCTTTTGGTGTCGGTGACATTTCGGGCATCATATTTACACTTCCTTCCAGAATTTCTTGTCCAGGTAAAACGATAATATGATTCCGCGTCGTCAGAGAATAGTGCTCACCCGTATGGTAAAAGATATTGGGATTGTAACCCTCTTTGCCACATCGTAAAAGCAGATACTCCAGCGTTTTTGCATCCTTTGTGTGAATGTACTTCTTTGAACTCTGCATGAGCCATTCAAAGGTTATGGGATACTCCGGATTGTCGTGCCCTAGGAACAGTTGGTTGTCATTGTACCAGACATCCAATTCAACATCATAGCCATCGGCTATACGCTTATCAAGAAGAATCGGATCATTTTCGTTCGCAAGTTCTTTGCGTTCAAGATTCCCCCTGTGGCAAATAAAGCGTTGAAGAGGAATGGTAGCGTACTTGGAACCATTCATAGAAATTTCCCACTTTGACATACGAAGCTCACCAAATTCGCACTGTGACCAATCTTCCAATTGCGTAGAACTGTATCGTTGACAAGCGGTATTCTTTTTAAATAAACAGATGGGTACTATGAGAACCGTTGGTAGTGTATACGATCTAATTCCATATTTTTTGAATTGAGCTTCTAGAGAGTTGGTTAGTTTATCAAATCGTTCAGAATCTTGTTGGTCC